TTATCGTGATCTACTCCAGTAAATCTTATAGTCTGTCCTTGTCTACCTTCTATAGTTAAATCACCCTGAAAAGGTTGTAAAGGTGCTACATTTGTTTTATCTTCGTAATTATAACCTAAATCTTCTATTCCTTGTTGAGTATCAGGAAATGCATTTACATGAGGATTATTCCATAAGTTAACTATAGTAGTATAGTAAGCTCTTGAATTTTCGGCATCGGCATCGTCTCTATCAATGGCTGGTGCAGCCTGTAGTAATACTATCTCATTTAAAAGAGGATATGCTTTAAAGTTAAAATTCATAGGATATGCTACATCTAATAGAGTTGGATCTGATTCATCTCCGAATTCACCTATTACTCTATACTTAATAGCACCTAATGCTTCCATCTTTCCATACTTATCCCATTCCGGGTGAGTGTCGTCTAATAGGATATCAACTACCCTTACAGGTAGTACTCCACCGGGAGTTGATTGACCGCCAGTGCCTTTTTCAAATAAGTTAACATTATTGCTTGATAAGTTCAACATTAATCTTCGCTTTCTTCGTTTGTTTTATCCTCTAACTCATCTTGAGTATCTTCTGTTTCTTCTAATAGTGCAGCAAGTTCTGATGGATCCCACATGTCTCCGTCACTACCTTTTGCTTGTGCTGATTCTATACGTTGTATAATAGCAGCCATCTTTATCAAAGCATCATCATTCTTTACTCCAATCTCCATGTACTCTTTAATCATCGGAACAATTAATGTAGCATCACCTATATTTTCTATTAAAGGTTTAAGTTCACCAATCAGCGATTTAACTTGATTTCTAGTAGTTGATGAATTACCATGAATTTCAGAGAAAAGGTCTGATAATGTTTTGGTTCCGAATATTTTCTTATCTAAGGCCATGAAGTATCTTTTTATATAAATATCCTACGAAGCAGTAATGTCTAATAATCCTAAATCATAATACCTCTGGTACTTATTATAAAACTCTTCTTTAAGTTTAGAAATCACTCTAGTTAAGTGTGGAGTTTCACAATCAGTCATCTCTCTAATGTATATATAAAGAGCTTTCTTTTTAAATATCTGAAGGTCGTTTCTTGTTTTAAATATCGTCAAGACAGCATCAGCTATCTTTTTCTCTTGATCTTTAACAAATATATCATCCAACTTAACATAAGTTTCATCAACCCAGTCATCTATAAAATGAGCTAGTGTCTGTTGACTGATACTCTCTTTCATACCGTTTGGTTCAAAAGAATCCTCATAATCAGAGAATGAACCAATTTGTTTAAGTTTCTTATAGTTCTTATTGTTGTAGTTAATTAACCACCTCTTTACAATAGTACCGAAGTATGAATATGCCTTTGCTCCGTTATCCGGGTCAAACTTCATAATCTTCTCTTCTAGTAAAACAGAAACAATTTCATGCTTTAAATCTTCTATTTTATCAACATCTGTGTAATAGAATTTAAAAGTATGAATTATGTTCTCTGCTAACTTGTAAAAAGGTATATAGATGTGATCTGTGAAAATCTTTGCTCTATATACTATATCTTCTGAAGTATTATATTTTTTTATGTACTCTTCTGTCTCTGACGTAAAGTAATTAGCTTTGCTTTTTTTCCTTGCCATAATTTTCTGGGAGCATATATCGATCTAGCTCAGTTTGTATGTTTTTCATTTGTTCGAAAAAATAACCGACCTCGTCATCAGATTGAAATGTCCCCTTTTCATCTAAGCTTTTAAGGTGCTTTTTTGATTCTCCTACTGCATTTGAGATTCTTTGAAGATATTGTGTTTGATCACCTGTTATATCTTCATACTTCTCTATTTTAACTAGGAGATTTCTAATAATATAAGAAAAAAGTAATAAGAAAGCAACTAAAACGCTTACTATTACATATAAAGTTGTTGGTTGTATGTTCATATTATAAGTTTTTTAACATATTTGATAAACCTTCTGAGGATTTAACTGATTTTCCTGTAGAAGCTGTTGTTTTCGGGTTTCTAGGTTTAGAAGTTCCACCGTTTCTTTTCCACATATCGTATTCTACCTTAGAAGCTAAGAAGTCTGCAGTATGTAAAACGGATACTAATGCTGTTTTCTGTCTAGAAGATTCAACATTACTAAAAAAGTACGCTTCATTTGCTTTATCAAACACTCCATCATGACATCTGATACCTAAAAACTCTTTTTGATCTACCTTTACTCCAAATTTCTGTAAAATAAATAAAGATCTATCTGGAATAAGCATAAAATCTAAATCTGGATTATAAGTATACATTTCTGAAAGCTTATCCTGTCTCCATTTATCAGTCTGAGGTATATAGTTTGGTTTATCTCCATCACCTATCTTACCTAAGTCATGAAATAAAGCAGAGAATACTAATTGTTCTTCAGTATAATCTAAAGTTCCACCCATTTTCTCATATAACCTAGATTGTTCTATAGCAAATTGAACTACTCTATTAACATGATCTACATAACCACCGGCAAAGGCATTATGATACCAAGACTTTCCACTAGCAGGTGCCATAACATAGATATCCTCCATGTGTTTAATCATCTCTTTACAAGCAATAGCACGTCCACCTAGGTAGGTTTCAATAATTTTTAAATGTTTTTCGTAGTTTTTTTGTATTTTTTCTGCTTCTAACATAGTATACCCCTTTTTTAATAACAAATTAATAAATTAATAATAATTACTAATAATAAAAATAAATAATTATATAAATATATATAAAAGTAATATTAAATTAATATAAATAATAACTAATAAATCATATTATATATCGAAGATAATAAAAATAATTCGGAATAGCAACTATTCTATGATAAATTTTTCAAAATAACCGTCTTTTATTAGATTTTCACCTAAATCCCACTTTACCCTCATGAAAATGCTTATAGTATCACCTATCATACTGGGAGGAAACGGTCCAACCACTCTTTTAGTTGTGAAGTCACCGTATTCATCTTCCGAGAATAGTATTTCCGTACTTTGAACCACTGGAACAATAGTACCTTCGAATTGATCTAAGTAGATAGTTGTGTTCTCATAAGGTATAGGAACACCGTTATAGTTCCATAATCCCAACCAAGGTCGATATAAACTAATAGTAAACGCTACTGAATCTTGTAAAACGAAATATGAATCGGTATCAAACTCAGCACGGACTATTGATTCACCATTATACCAATAATCTTCAGAAGTCTTATTAGCATATACATCTAAAGAGAAGTAAGGGTAATACTCACTTGTCCAATCTAGTTCTGCATGGTAATAACCGTTACTATCCTTAGTAAAGCTTGATTGTATATAAGCATCACATTCACCTCCTATACATGGAGTAGTGAAAGGTTCTTTCTCACAAGAGGAGAGGGCGGCGATAAGTAAAAGCGAAGCCGCCGCGCGAAACGCGCGCAAGTTGCACCGAAGATTTTTATCTAACATAGTCCAAATTGTTTAGATACCCATCCGTACTTCTCTATATGATCAGTATAGAATTCATCATCCCCATACATGAAGAATGCATCGGCTTGATCTAGCCATCTAGCAGCCGTCTCCTTATCAGGAGCTCCTACAGACATAACGTCCTTAATAGCCTTCTGTTCGAAAGCTTTCTCGTCCTCTATCTGTCTGGTATTCTCCTCAGATAGATCATTAACGAAATCAGTTAATTCCTGGAAGGTCCAATTGTGGAAGTTATACCCTCTAGGTCTCATGCCATATACGTCTTTGTATAGATCTGAAACCCACATCAGGCATTCATCGAATTGACTTTGATTACTAATTGAAAATGTGTTTGAATTTGCCATAACCTTTATCTTTTTATCTTATACTTAAAGATACGAAAAATAACTATGTGAGGCAACTTTTTTAGTGACTATTTTAAAAGTATTTTAAGAAGGATACTTAATTCTTGCTTTCTTTAATTCGTTCTTTAGTATATACTCATGATCTAGTAAATCTAAGAACTTCTTAACTATAACACATTTCTCATAATGTTCATGAGCTATAAAGACATCCAATACTATATTAAGAGCTTTCTCTACTTCATCTCTATCAAATGAATCTCCTATTGTATATACCGTCTCAAACTTATTAAAATCTAATCTATTAAGATACTTACATAGCTTTGTAAAATACTGAAGTTGTACTTTCTCTCTTACGTTAGTATACTCCTCTCCTTGCTTTCTAGTATAGAGTATATCCATTAGATGCCAATTATCTACACCTCTTACTACCATTCCTAATAGTACGAATGGGTTATCTAAGAGTTCTTCTACGTTATTCTCTTTATATACCTCTTCATCTCCGACATCGAAGATTGAAAATAGTGTATTTTTGTCTAATGGTTGCATATGTCAATAAATAGTATTGATATCTGTGGTATGTTAGTACCTAAAGACAAGATAAGATAAAAAAAGCGTATATACAAAAAATTTGCTAAAAAAATTTTCCGTGTTTTCTTGCTTTTTACCCAAAAAGTTCTTATCTTAAATTATAATAAGAGTAGTAGAGATGTCAAGAATAGAAGAATTACTGTATTCTGCCGAAGATTATGGCAAAAGACAAGCAGTTTTAGCAAGAGTAACCGAGTTAGTTACTAAAGATCCCACTATGAAACGTGAGGATGCCTATGAAAAGGCTTATTCTGAAGCAATGAATACATAAATCTCTAGTAAAAACCAAAGAAACAATGTTACAACGGTATGCAAAAATAATAGCCTGGGTGATACTACTGATTATATCAGTACTATTCTTTACATTTGTAGTTCTTTCTTCATATATAACAATGGGTCTATTAGGAATATGGACAATTATACTAATGATATGGGTGTATAAAGGAGATTGGCCTATAGAAGAAGAGGAAGACTCGTCATAATAGAAGATATCTCAATTGATTATGGATAGACTATGAAAACTTCTATATAAATAATCTCTACAATGGGTACAATAGGTGTAATAAGTGGGTTGAAGGTATTACTTTATTAACAATATATAAATATATATTACTATATACCTAAAAATCATAAGATTTATGCAACACGGTATGGCAGAAAAATGCAGGCTACCAACCTCTTAGGGAACTATACTGTCAGTGTTATAGCAGAGTGATATCGACATGCCTTCACCCGACCGGAAGGACTCCGTCGGGATTTAGGAAGGGCTTAGGAAGCAAGGTTAAAGGTTAGATCTTCCTTGTATATCTATCTATCATTGTATATAGGCCATATATAGCTCCTACACCTATAAGGATCATCAGAGTACGTAATGGATATACTAGTATCTGATATAGAGCTTTATTAGCTATTACTATAAGGGCGTACGTTAGAGCTACACCACATACTATGGCTAATACTAGTACTATTGTTTGAAGTATCTTATCCATATATCTCTTGTTGTTTGTTAACGAAGTACTTTAGTTTGTCTAAGGCTTTATTCATCACAGCATAGTCAATGACCTCTTTAGCGGTATCAAACTGGCCTTGCCAGTAGTTGATCTTTGGCATATACCCATCCGGGTACTTAAATCTCTGTCTAGCGTCGTTATGTATCTTA